GTTGCGATCTCTTGCAGGCACTGTGGATTTGATAGGAAATTGTTTACAATCTCAACTTGATAGTCACGCAGCTTAATAGGTTGTCCAGCAATGTCATGCCCTTCAGGCCAAGTCATATGACTGAATGTATCTTCAGTAATTGCTGTGAAATTTAATGTAGGTTGAGCTTGTCGTTCATCTACTAGCTCAATATGAACATTGCGCTCAGTGAGCCATTCGATTACTTCAGGCAGCAGATTAACATAAGTGCTTCCACCAAGCTGAAAATAAGCTACCTTGCCATCCCATCTACCTAACCTAACAGCAGGAAGATACCTGGCATAAGGAACATCGTATTTAAACTTAGCTACGAGTCTTTTACGATGATCTAGCTCTAAGCCTTCAATCTTGCAATTGACTTCATCTTTAATTATAATTTTGCAACTTGCCATTTAATAAACATAACACCTATATAATATAATATCAATATGAAAAAACAGCAGACGTTGCCGCCTGCTGTTTCTAATTACCAGTTTGTCTCGTTTTTGTTTATTATGTGAGTCGGCAATTAGCTCTTTTCTTTTTCAACCTTAGCTGCTGCAATAAACTTAGCTTCATCTTCTGTCATGCCAAGATAAGCAGCCTTGTCCATGATATAAACAACAACCTCAGCTGGAGTAGCTTGAAGCCCTGTTGTTTTATTTTCTACTTCTAAAGCTTCATTTTTCATTAGATATTTAATTGCATGAAGCATGCCTACACTATACCCACCTGTTGTTCCTTGTTTAAATCCCAATCGATATTGGAACACTGTATTCAAACAGAACAGCACAAATATTGCTGTTAAAAAAACCCAACTGTTAACCCAATCCATATACAATCTCCAAATTTACTTAGCAGCTGATTCCAATATTGGACAACATAGCAACAGCATCAGCATTGTCACTTTGCTCAACTTCATGTTCAAGCAAATCCTGTGCCATAATATGTAGCTCAGTGAGCTCACTTGGAGTAAACCATTCCGCAGACCAATTGTTCTTAGGCCAACTCTGCTGAATGTTAAAACTATAGTTCCAAGGCTGTTCGTTATTCTGTTCCAACTGTTTCATCCTTTTTGATAAACTTACCACATGTCTGACAGAGTGCGCCAACGTAAGTCTCATTCTCCACTAGTAGTTCTGCAAACGCCAATGGCAACTCCCACGTCATTTCAACCTGCCGCTTAAGAGCCTTGCTGGGACCCTTGTAGTCATAACAGGTAGTCCAATTACATGGACGATACCATTTACCTACACGGTCACAAAGTTCAAACTCTTTCACGCTGGCTCCCTGTAGATCTCAAGCTCATCATAGTCCTGCACAAGATCAACAATCTTGAAACGAGTATCGTTGACCCAGTAGCCTACTTCCCATACACGAAGTTCAGTATTATACCGACGCACCATTTTTAGTCTCCCTCAAAAAGCGTTCTTCATCAGCGTAACCTCAGCGGTACGCTTCCAGTTCATAGGCATAGTCTTACGAAGATCTGCAAGCTTAACAGCACAACGTAAGCTCATCTCACGCAAGCGAGTCTGGCATTCTTCCATATAGGACAAAATCTCTTGCTCTTCGCCATTCTCAAACTTATATTCCTTAAACAGTTCGCCAGTGCGAGCAATCTGCTTGATACGCAGCAGTTTGTCGCGCATAGTGTTCATGCTAAGGTCAATGTAATGGCTACGAGACTCCAACGCACTCAAATGGTCACGCAACTTGGCACTGCGAATATTATCAAAATTAATGTTCGTAATAAAGATGCAAGAGCCCTTAAAGTCAAACTTGTTGGGAATACCCTCACGCTGAAGCAGCTTGCTGTCGCTGTTCCAGTGAATAGTGCGCTTCTTGTTAGTGTCCAGTGCTGCCTTAAGAATGTTAAGACTAAGCTCATCCATCAAAATGCTATCGCAGTCGTCGAATACAAGCACGTCACCCTCGCGGCTGTATTCGTAAAGTTTGGCATACAGACCCAGCGCAGTAGTAGCACCCTTAACAACTTCGTAACGGATATCGCCGGCAATAGCATTAAAGAGGTTAGCTTCCTCAAGCTTCTTAACAACATTAAAGCTCTTGCCAACACCCGGAGGACCAACAACGATCATACTACGCACAACACCGTCAACAACTGCCTGCGTCATCGAATCCATAATGTCAAAGCGTTCGCCAATACGCTCCATAACTGCCTCGTCGGACTCTTCTTTCTTAGCAGCAACGATTGGCGTATTAACTTCGCCGTCAATCTCATATTCTGTAGGGTCCACTGTAATACGGATCCTGTCACGACCCATTGAAGTACCATCTACTGTCACGTAACCTCCCTTAGCACCTTCTTGATAGTCCTTAACCAGTGGGAAGGACATGTTAACGATGGGAGCATTGCGATACGTTCCCGACTTAATAAGCACATTAGCCATTTTGTACCTCGTTATTTTGTGTTACAATTATATAATAGCACCATGCGCTATTGTGTCAACGTGCTTTTTGAAAGAAAGCACGGACCAAGTCCTTCATGTCTTCATCCAACTCAGCAAAAGCATTAGGATGATTAAGACCATCAACGAAGTCTTGGAAATCTAACTCGTCTAGTTCTACAGCAAGGTAATTAAGATACTGTTCACGCTCGCTCATTTTGCCTTTGCGGAAGTCAACTTGGATAACATTGGTCATCTTTAGCTCCTCATTCCCTATATACATATAATAAGCTCAAACTAGTGTCTGTCAACTGATATTTTTGTAATTATTTCAGTTACATTCTGATATCAGTATTCAGCTTGGGCTTAAGCTTGCGAATAAGCTCCCGTTCCAGCCCGTGTGCCGCTGCTTTTCCCCGGACTACATGCAGGGCTATCATACCCGCTTGCTCGCGGTCAGCGAGCTTACTGAGGGCTTTATATAGCTCCCAGTGGGCACGAGCAGGGTCATTACGACGGTACCAATGCTTACTCAAGCGGCTCCAAAGGGATTTTGTAACACTGCCTGTTACAACAGTAACGCCAATGTAAATCTTCTTCCCAACGGTCAGCTGGTATACAGCATGGTTGCGGTCACTGCGCTTTTTGCGGAACTTTGTTTCAATGCTCATATTACTAATATAAGCTCTTTTGGGAATACGTCAACCAAAAAGATTCTATAATGAAAACAAAGGGTTAGCATTGCTACTAACCCTTTGAAATTGTTAAATTTTTAACAAGCGTTTAGCACGTTTGAACTCAAACGTAGCATCTTGCAGCTTAAAGTTTGGGTGCTTATACATATAGTCACGCTTACGCTCTGCTATTTGCATTGCTGCGAGCAACACATACTTTTCCTCACGGGTTGCATTTGTAAGCATTTTAGTCATCTCTGTAATGTCTAAGCTATACTCAATCCATTTTTCTGTAGCTTTTATTTTGCTATATAGAGACTTACCCTCATATTTAGGGCTATGCTTAGGGTACTTAATTGCAAAAGATGTTACATTAAACATGCTGCAAGCTCCCTTTTTTGGACTACTTTGCATATTAGCATAAAGCACATTGCTGTCAACTGAATAAATAGTGTGAAGAGGATAGTTATCATGCCATTGAGAGTGACTACAACTTATTATAGATCCGACACTAGTATTGAATGGTGGGTAAAACCTGCTGGTTTTACTACTAGAGAAGAAGAAGGGTTACCAGCTTGGTTAGATAGTTCAGTTGAAATTAGCAGCGACGGTCTAGCATTGACAGAAATTTATGTAGGTAATGAATTGTGGCCTAATACCCCGAGAAAATTATTAGATTCAAAAAATGCATATTATGACGGGAACAATTTTAGGTGGGAACGATTATATGAATTATTAGATGAGTCCGGTAATGTCATTAAAACTTATCTGAGATATGCAGATTTCAGAGCAGATAATCCACTACCGTAATTGATATAAATATACTAAACTGGAATACACATGACTATTAAAGGTAGCGGATCACTTAGTTTAAATTCAGATATTGTTAATGAATTCACAGGTGCCACTGGCAAAAATATTGGTAGTCTTCGAGGTACTACTTGGTATCTCGACGATGTATTAACTACCAGTACATTTCCTTCTACTAATATCTCATTTAGCCAATTTTATAATAAAAGAGTAACAGATCCGGCGGGTGCCGGATCTACTTCCTATACTCCAGGTGATTATGCTTTCACTGTTCCACTTTATAGAAATTCTATAACTTTTTATGCATGGGGTGGTGGCGGTGGAAGTAATATCAGTGGTACTGGCGACACTTCTACTGTTTTTCTACCAGAGCTAACAACTTTAGTAGCAAATGGCGGGCGCTACGGCGGCGGCGGCGCACGTCGTTATGTTGGTCCTGCAGGTCCCGGCGGCGGTTTTAGTGGTGGACAGATTGGTGAGAATGGCGCAGGCGGGGGTGGCGCCAAAGGCCCAGGTGGAAATGCAGGCGGCATGGCATATGGAGGCGGAGCCGGTGCTACCAATGGCGGCGGCAATTTCGCAACGTATCCCGGTAACCCACCTGGCGGGGGCGGTAGTGGATTCTTTGGATATGATGGATCTAAAGATCCTGGGTATAGTGGTGGTGGCGGTGCCGGGGGCGGTGGATTTTCTGGTTCAACTTATAATCCATCTAATCTAGCTAAAGGAACAGGTGTAGATATCCATGTTGCCGCTGCTGGTGGCAATGGCGGTGCTGGACGAGTTAATATTTCTTGGGGTTAAAAATGTTTTTTAAAAAATTTGAGGACGGTAAAACTATAGGATATTTGATCACTGAGCAAAATCTTAGACATGTTTTAACTCAAGTTGATTTTGATTCCAATCCTACACCTAAATTTTTTGAAAGTTTAGGATATGCAGTTGTTATTGCAGGTGAGAAACCAACACTAACTCCATATCAAATTGCAACAGAATTTGAAACTGAGAATGAAGATGGCACTTGGCAGCAGAACTGGAAAATTACCGAAGTTTCAGCTGCTGATAGAAAGAAAATATTTGATGATAAATTAAAAGAAATTACAGATTATCAAAATCATCTGTTGGATGTATATGCAATTCAGTTGAAAGATCCTGCCGAACCACCAGAAGAACTTGTCATTATACAGAACTGGATCAATGCAACTAAATCAATGGATTTAACTGATCCATTTAATGTAGCATGGCCGGATGAAACATGGCCTGGGTTGACAGCTGAATCATAATTGATTAATACCATTTAGAGTTAGTGGATCAATTAAATTTAATATAAAGTTAAAACTAACAATAGTTTTCCTAATATCATTTTTGATAACAGGAGCACGATGTATTGTATAGCTAGGAAACATTACAATGTCTCCTTCTTTAACGTCTAACGTAATTTTCTTATTTTGTTTACTGGGTTCAATAATTTCTGTTTTAGGACTATTGTTATCTAATTCTAGATAATATACACCGGTAAAGTTACTGCCATGTGTATGCCATCCATGTGAATTACCATTCACATATTGCTGAAACCAAAATTCATCTATTATTGAACTTTGGTATCCCAATGCAACTGCAAGTTTATTTAGATAATCTTCGATATGTGGCTTAAGAAGTTTTACCCAAGGTCTTGTAAAATCTTGTGCTTGACTCCAATCAAGCTTACTAACACTGTCATCGTAGTAAGAATCACGCATAACCAATGTGTCAATTTGTGCGTGATCTAACGAATTTAATACTTGTTGTTTTATTTCGCTGTGATTTAGAAGTGGACCAATTGTATAAAAAGATTCTAATAGAAACTTTCTAACGGGTATGTCAGTCATTTCTATAAAGTTCTCTTGGCCATGTCTGTGTATAATGCATTCCGCCTTCTGAAAAACTACGAGCAATTTCAAAAACATTTGGGTTTCCACTGCCTAACCATGCTTCATGGTCAAATCGCCAATGCCCATGTCCTTTAAACTGTGTGGCATTGTGAGTTACTAGTTTATGTGGATGTACCAGTGGTTCTAACTTAGCAACATAATCGCTATTAGCCCACCAGAAGTTGCTGGAGTGATGCGGCCATGGCTCAGATTCCCAGTTTGGACCTGAAGTATCATGTGTTTGTAGAGCTGCCACGTTATCACGCCAGCGTTCAATAACGCACCAGTTTAACCAAGCCTTCCAATCTTCAACATTAGGATTGCCCCAACGTGTAAGTCCCTTAAGGTGAATATAACAGATATGGAATGGCTCTTCTGCTTCTTTAGCCTGCTGCTGCATAAACATTAATCCAGGATATTCCCAAAGAGCAGCACTGTCGCATACACTGGCATATGCCATTTGTGGATATTCTGGATGTGCATCAATTAATGGCTTAAATGTTCTCTGTCTTCCGTTACCCATAAGGATTACATCTGATGCTTCATCCATGAGTCCACTTTTTACTATACATTCAAACTGTTGATTGTATACTTTATCCCAGTTTGCAAGTTCGTTAATATTCCAGAATACTTTAATCTTTTTCATTGATGTTTAATCTTTCTACCTTTATTATACCCGTTATTTAAATAGAAATCAATTTCTTCTTTTTTAATTTTCTTATTTTCTATTTCATTCGTAACCCAACAAGTACCAAATTGAGAATTATTTTTACCAATGCCTCTATTATTTTTCTTCCAAGTTTCTTTTTTCTTTATAATTGCTTCAGGGGTATTGCCTCTTTTTAACGGTGCAAGTTTTTTAGATCTCGATTCATCCGATATCACTGGGGGTTTTCTAAAAGGAAGTGCTCTTTTTTGTCCTTCAGAAAGTCGTTGTCGTAATACTGGATCATTATAATTTTTACGAGAGTTTATATCTCTATTTCTTTGTTGTAAATCGATATTTTTATTAATGTATCCAAAACCACCTCGACCACCGGGACATAGATTGTAACTATTTTCAGATAAAATAACTAAATCTTTCTCTGCGTTATTCATGTCTTTTTCGTTATCAAATATATAAAGTATATCTTTCTTGAAATTATCTACCCCATATTTTTTAATAGCTTCTATAATTAACTTACCAGAACCCATATACCCATCATCAACATTATTAGTTTGATGTTTTCCTATATAAAATTTGTTGTTTATTAAATTTGTTATTTTATAGATAGTGTAAAACAAAACGCTGCACTCCGTTGTATAATAGTTTTATTGACATTACTATTTATACAACGGAGCCGCTTATGTGGAAGATAACGGATTCGAACCGTTCGCCTGAAGCTTGCAAAGCTACCGCTCTACCCAAATGAGCTAATCCCCCTAACTCTTGCATACTATATATCACTTTGACTGAGCCGCTGCAATAATATTCCTAGTACGGCGACGTTCAATTTGAGCAATGATATCATCGCAGAATTCAGTTTTAATATCAATTTCAGCATTTGTCATGCTGCTTATGAGATTATCTCTTTCTTCTTTAATTAACTGTACTACATACTTCATTTCTTTATCAATAACTTCAGCATGTTTCCATGCTTGGAACTCTTTCATTAACGCTATCATTTGACGCACAACATAAATTAGACAACACAGCAAGCCGATATTACAGATCAGCAGCCACATATCCATTACGGTGACAAATTTCATCCAGGTTCTCCTACAAAGGTAGTCCTGGTAATCAAGTGCTTGATACAATATGTTTCAATTCGACGATCAATATACTCGTCAAGCATAGTCTTGAACTCTAACTTAGCAGGAATTAGTCTTTCTTCTCGAATCTTATTCTGTAGTTTATAATTACAATGCTTCTCTTCCTGCCACATATCATCCTGTGCGTCGATCATCTTCTCTAAAGAATCAATAAGATCTTCGACAATTTCACTGCTAGTTCTCACTGTGCTATCTCCTCAACAATATTAATATAGCAGGTTTAAAAACAATGTCAAATAAAAGTCGTGAAAAAAGGTGCTACAGCTAAGCAGCACCTTTTCACCCAGTTCAGATTAGAACTTGTAGTTTACACCAAGCGTAACAACATGGTTGTTATCGAACTTCTGCGCAGTCAAACCGTTAACATAACGGTAACGACCGTCAACTTCGAAGCTCTTAGTAAGGTCATAACGAAGACCAGCTCCAATGTTGTAAAGGGTACGATCATCATTCTTTCCGACGACCTTATCCCATGCACCCCAACCGTAACCAACACCTGCCAAGAGGTATGGAGTTACGCCAAACCCAACTGGGTAGCTTACAACTGCATTACCAAATGCAGTCTGTCCAGTCTTGGGAGGAGTGATTGGGACTAGCTTAGCGGTATAATCGAACGTTGCTTCAGTGCGGATGTACTTGTTCCACTCGTATCCAGCAATAGCACCAAATACCTTTGGAGTATTGTCGTACTTGAACTTGTTAGTATCGTCGAAGTTTCCACCGACAAAACCGCCGGCATACCATCCGCTTAGTCCAAAAGCACTTGTTGAAACTGCTGGAGCAGCGGCTGCACTCTTGGATGGAAGATCAGCAGCGGCTGCCACTGATGCGCCTGCCGCGAGGGCAAACAATGCTGTAATAAGTTTCTTCATTTCTTTTTCCTTTTTTCTGCACTGTTGACTTTTAAATTGTCAAACAGCTGGGTTGTTAGTAACAGACACTTCCTAAAGTAAATCATTTAATCAATTCACCTCAACAACCGTCTATTATTTATCTAGTTTACTGCATCGCATTGAAAAAGTCAACACATAAAATTATAGAGATAGCATATATTGAGTGCGATCAATCCACTCAACAACCAAATCAGTATCATTAAATGTGCCATTGTTTAGAATTGGTTGCTCTAAACACAGTGGCAGCATCTTTCTTTCACACATTTCATACCAATTTAAGGTTGGATTAGGTTTGGTTGGTAGCTTGTATACTGCTGCTTGAATAGACTTTTCTGCTCTATTAAAACGAAAATGGCTATTTCTACAGTCAAATCCAGTGGCAGCAAGCATCATAATCAAATTACCCAACGTATAATTAAAAAAACAACCATTATGATAAGTTGAATTTACTTTCAAAAAGTCTCTGTGATTGTCAACTGTATAATTGTAAGGCAAAGTAACTAATAACATTGCTTCGGGTTTCATAATCTCCCACCAATGCAACAGTGTTTGAATTGGATTAATACTATACTGTAAGCTATTATGTGACCATAAGAAATCTTGGCTATTGGGAGCTAATCCCGATGATGAGAAATCTTTCTCAATATAATCGATATTATCGTGCCTAGGCAGCGAATGCCATTGTAAATTGTTATCAACGGCATTGACTTGAATAGTTCGAGGCGTTCCATCATCTTTAGTTAAATTGGCCCAACACCATGCATCATCGCCATGGCCGCAGCCCATGTCTGCAACAACATGGATATTATCAATGAAGTCTTGATATTGATTCAAAATTTGTAGTGTTGCATTAATTTTCATTTTTTAATACGTTTTTCATATGTTGATAATGCAGCACCAATTACTTGATGCATATCATAATACATATATTCGCCCAGTCTGCCACCAATGATTGTATTTGTTAAATTCTTAGCGTCTAATTGATATAGAGCATTAATTTCTTTGTCTTTAGTAGTATTTACAGGATAGTATGGAGTATCCTTCTCTCCGGCTGATCTACTGTATTCAAAGCTAACAACAGTAGCTTCTTTAGTATAATTCTTCTCAGGATGGAAATGTTTGAATTCAATGGTTCTGGTATAAGGAATATCCAAGCTGGGATAATTGATCTGCGTAACGCCTTGCCAATCCTCAACATCAAACTTTTTGAATACAAAGTCACAAGTGCGCCAGTTGAGTATGCCATAACGATAATCAAAAAATTTATCAATTGGGCCAGTATAAACAACTAGCTTGTCCTTGGGAATTTGATCTCTGATAGCAAAGTAATCTGTACCAAGGCGCAGTTCAATCTTAGGGCTACCTAACATCTTTTCAAATATTGGAGTGTAGCCATCGACTGGAATGCCTTCATATACGTCATTATAATAACGTGTATTGTAATTGTATCTAACAGGCAGTCGGCGTGCTAAACTGGCAGGCAAGTCACGAGGATCCTTATCCCACTGCTTAATTGTATATTCACGAAACAGCATACGATATAGGTCATTGCCCATTAATGACATAGCTTGTTCTTCAAAGTTTTGAGGATCGTTATAAGCATCTTTATAACCTTGAAAAAACAGTCGTGCTTGTGTAGGTGACCAATTCTTTTTGAAATGCTGATTTATTGTTGCTAAGTTTATAGGCATAGAATAAGTCTTCTTACCCACACGACTCATACACTGATGTCTGTAGCTATTGAATTCCGTAAATCGATTAATATATCGCCATACCCGTTCGTTACTGGTATGAAAAATATGCGGACCATATCTATGAATGTTGATGCCTGTTTCAGCATCATCTTCTGTATAACAGTTACCGCCTATGTGATTTCTCGTTTCTATTACTAATACTTTAAGTCCATCCCAGCTGGCTTGTTCAGCAATGACAGTACCAAACAAGCCTGCACCAACTACTACTATGTCGCAATTATTAATTGATTCCTGCATCTAAAACCTCTATTGTTAATTATAACACAACTAAGTATCAACGATGAAAATATTTCAAGCCTATTACAAAGAAGAGCAACAAGCTCATTTAGATCCAGAATTTACTCCTTATGATAACACTGCTAATCCGGTGGTAAATTTGCACGAGTATTATATCTATACTAAGATATTTCAAGAAGCGTTGAAAACTAACGAGGATTTATGGGGTCATTTTAGTTGGCAATGGAAACGCAAAATGCCAGGTGTTCCTGCTGCTTTCATTATGGATCATATTAATATTAATCCAGGTTATGATGTTTATACATTTCATCCTTTCCCACATGAAACAGTTACTCATTGGAATGTATGGGAGCAAGGACAATGGTGTCATCCTGAAATATTAAAACTAGCAGAGCGTATCTTTGCTGATATGGATATTGATCCTAAAAGACTACAAGCACCAATGGGGACCAGACATTATCTATGTGCAAACTATTTTGTCGGTAATGGTAAGTTTTGGGCTGGAATGATGGGTATGTTACATCAATTTGTTGATGTATGTGGCAGACTTCCTGATGAATATTTGGATCTTCTTAACAGTTCAGCTGGATATGGCGACAATCAAAAACTAGATTATAGAGGTTTCATTTGTGAAAGATTAATAAGTTCATTCTTGCTAATGCATGAAGATCGTTTGAAGATCAGACCATTTAGAGAACTTTATGATGCTAGACTAGGGCCTGATCAGAGAAAGATACTTGCTGCTAAAGACTGTGCAATTGATGCAAGAAGTAGAGATTTTCTATATGATTACTTGGCATTGAGGCCACCAGTGCCTGAAGGTAAAACTGACTGGGGCAAAGATTGGGCAATGACATGCGTATTATGATTACCGGCGCCAATGGCTTTATTGGTTCATATCTTGCAGCATACTTTAGAGAAGCAGGACATCAAATATTTGCATGTAGCAGAGATAAGTTAGATCTATTAGATGCAAATGCTGTTAATACATTCTTTAATGGCAGCATATACTTTGATCTTGTTATACATACTGCTTTAATAGGTCGCGAAAACTTGTATGAGCTTAAAAACTCAATGAACGATCCTATTATTAGAGATAATCTTCGTATGTGGGACAATCTTGTTCGTAATCGTCATAGGTTTAAACGTCTAATTAATCTTGCTACAGGTAATGAGTTTGACACGGATACAAATATTGATTATGCAGATGAGCTTGAGATTTTTGATAAAGAGCCAAAGCACTCATATGGTTTTGTTAAAAATCAAATTGCCAAAGACCTAATCCAGTATGAAGAATTCTATAATCTCAGACTGTTTGGCGTATTCCATTACAGCGAAAGTCCCAAGAGATTTTTTAAGAAGATTCACAGTAATCCCAAGAAGGATTATCACATCTATCAGGATAGGTATTTTGATTTTATTAACCTCGAGGACATACCCCCAATGATTGACATTGTTGCTAACGGTAAAGCAACACATAAAGATATTAATCTTGTTTATCAGGATAAAATGTTGTTAAGTGATCTTGCTAAATCTTTTAATTTTATCACATTTAGTGAAGCAAAGATTATAGTAGATGAAGTAAGCCCTAATAATTATACAGGGGATTATCGTAAGTTTGCCAGCTATAATACTTCAAAAATGGGATTACAGCTGGGCTTTCTTAGATACTAAAGTCTTCCATTCCAGCAACCTTAAGCTTAACGAGGTTGCTTAACTGCCATTGTTTACTGTCAATTCCCTTCATTACACCTAGCCATTTGTTTCGTAGCAGTGCTACTTCATTGATGATGGTTTCATAATCAACAACTTCTTGTTCACCATCAACATACTTTTCAGCATCTCTGCTGCTAAGAGCACGGGCATAATGTTCTAAGTATTTTTGAAAATGTTTGCGACGTATTACACGCACTTGTATATTTAGAAAGTTTAATACAGCTTCAATTTCCTGAAGCTGATTAAACCGTTGCTCAGTAATGCCAGGTAAAGCAGCAATACTTTTCTCAATATTGCCCTTTACCTGAATATCAAACTTAGCTTGTTTTAGTTCTTCTTCGTAATATTCAATGAACCCTGGCATATTACCAAGATCTGATATTATCTTAGAATACCACATTATTCGTCGTCTTCTTCATCTTTATCTTTTACGTCGATATGTTCTTTAATTGCATTGAGCATCTGCTTATCTACGGCAAGATCTTCCAGTTCTTGATCGTCCATTCCCAATTCAACCAACTCATTAATAATATGATCGGCTGCTGATTGACGATCCTTAGCTGGAACATATTCCTTAACAGTCTGCCACATTGCTACCAAATATTCAGAATCACTCATCTACAGTTTCCTCTACTTCTATATCAACAGTTGACTTAACAGAAGTCTCATTCCATTCGTCGATGATGATCATTAATTTATCATCTGTCCATCCCTTACGGAATTCCTTGATAATCTCACCTGTAGTTGAACTGGTATATGTTAGCTTATTGCCTTCTTTCTTAAGAATACCTTTAGCTTCAAACATATCTACAAGACCACTAGTTGGACTCATTCCAGTCTCATATGGAATTTCAACTTGGACTGATTCAAATGGCTTGCTGTAACGTGTCTTCATAACCTTACAAGCACTGCGAATGCCATGAACTTGACTGGTCTTGTTACCATCAGCATCAGTCTTTAGCTTAAGCTTACGCATTGCTACAACAATAGAACTTGCGTAGATAAAGCCTTGTCCACCACTGATCTTATCATCTGGATCAAACATGTCTTGCGATGCATATGTATGATTGGTACAGACCATTCCTACATTATTACTACCAAACATATTAACACAGTTACGAACAAGACTTGTTAGTGCCTTGGGCTTACGACCCATGTCGCCCTTCATTTCGCCCGCTTCAAATTGATTAACGTCAGTTGGAGTAAGCAACATGCCTAAACTGTCAATAACAAACAATACCTTAGGCTTGTTCTCACCATCTGGGATTATCTTATATGACTTCATAAACTCGCTAATAGTACGAGCAACGTCATCAATCATTGCCATATTCAACTTGAGAAGTTTGTCTTCACTTGTATCAACACCCAAGGCATGTAGCCAAGCTTCATCCAATGCATTTTCACTGTCAATTAGAATACAAAAGATATCATCTTTCTGAGCATTCTTAATGATGTTACCTGAGCAAATATAGCTTTTGCCTGCACCAGATTCACCAGCAAACACAGTAACCTTACCCAGCGGAACGCCTCTATGGAAGTCGCCACTGATTAGATAGTTAAGTGTATAGTTGCCTGTTGAGATCCAATCTGTTGGATCATTGAATCCAAAACTAAGACCTTCAATTGACTTAGTTAGATCTTTACGAAATTTCGATATATCAAATGGTTTAGCCATGTCATTTCCTTATGTTGTAAATATAACATCATTGCGTTCTAGAACAAAATTCTTCATGAACAATGCTCTATATGTGTCTTGTTTAGTTTCTAAATTTGAAAAATTAGCCAACAATAGTTTATTTGGAGCAGGGCTAACTCCCTCGCTTATTGCCCAATATACATAATCAATAGGCGGGGCAGCTATAAAACTACGATTTAGGTTAACAGATATCTTGTTGTGTATCTCATTGAAGTTATTAGTATCAGCTGTATCTAGACTTTCGTCAAAATTCAACCATTTATTATAACTGCTTCTGCCTAAATTTTCATATGGTAACTTAATATTTGATTGCCCAAAATGATCCGGAAGTTTTGTAGTTGGTAAAGAATTATTTTCACTATGTAGTCTGAGTGTCCAGGATTCTTCCAACTCATGTAGTACTTTATTGATACGTGCCAAGTCCACCTTAAACTCATCCCCAAACACATTCGTAATATTTGGATGATCTAAATGTAGCTGTACCCAGTTTCTATGTAGGGTATTAAGTGTAGATTGAGACATATAATCAGCATGGTCAACCAATTGAATTTTAAGCTTACTTAATTTAAGTTGAACTCTGCCAACAAGGTGCAATAATTCATCAAGTAACAACTGTTGAGGTAGTATACTTGTTGTATTCCAAATAAAATGATCTTGTTGATCTAGCCAATATTCTACAAAACTATGATCAACAGGATCGCAGTTAATATAGTCACCAGTTTTCTGCCATACTAATTTCATATGAAAATGGGAGAGCACGAATGCCCTCCCGTATCCTATATTAGCTCTTGCGACTACGAATCATTGCAAGAATTTCTTCTGCACGAGGATTTGCCTTAGGAGCATCAGTTACAACTGGTGCACTGGCAACTGGCTCATTGTCTTCCCAAGGAGCAGTCTCTGCCTTAGCAGCAACTGGAGCAGCAACTGGAGCAGCACGTGGTGCAGAAGCTGGGACATCATCAGCATCTGGGTTGCTATTACCTGCACCAGGAGGCTTGTAATACTGTCCCCAACGATCCATGTCGTATGTTTTACCATCTACAGATGCTTCGAACATTTCCTTAATGATACGAACTTCAGTCTCACCAGGCTTCTTAGGAAGAAAGTCTTTTAGATTAAACAAGCCAAAGCTATCAATTGCAGCACGTTCGCTGGCATTGAGTGCAGACTCCTTACGAGCCCACTTGCTGGTTGAATAATCAGCATACTGTCCCTTAGTAGTCTTAGTGATAGAGAAGTCCAAGCCACGATCATAATCAGTTGGCATCTCTTCAACTTCAGTATCCTTTAGCACTGCTGTAATAACAGGGAAGATGCTTGGGGAAACAACAAACCTACGAATTGGATTCTCAGGGATTGAATCTTCGATTGAAGTTGATTCACGCACAAAGCCCTGGAAGAGATATGAACGCTTCTTCCAATACTTACGACCCATGTCCTCTAGGCTCTTGTCCTTAAACCAACCACGAACTTCTGTAAGGACTGGACAAGTTTCGTTATACATTTCCATACATGGAACCTGAACGATAACAGGTTTTGAATTCATCTGCCCCTTGATACCTGCAAATGGGAGACGAATCATTGCACGTTCTACCCAAAAGAACATGTTTGAATTATCACCATCTGGGAGGAAGCGGATTCTTGCGGTTGATCCCTCTGGGATATTCCAGTGAGGGAAAACAGAGTTATCTCTGTTGCTGTTTGAGTTGTTACCGCTACCGCGGTTTTCCATCTCTGCTAGTTTTGCTCTAATTTCTGCCAATGAAGCCATTTTACTTTTCCTTTGTTTTGCCCGATCGTTGAAAGCAACTACTATCAACGTCATAGTTATTTATACTTGATTGCTCATCTATAGTCAATAAAAAAGCAACATGTTGTTCAGGCATGTTGCTAATTTAATGTATTATTTTGAGTAAGTCTATATTATTTTAGACCTGCTAATCTCTTGATCAAAGCCAAGCTATCGTTAATTGGATTTACTTCGATGCCTTCTTCTACTTTATCATCATACTTGTTGTACTTGTCTCTGACTTTGTCTAGATCTTTGCCTTCTTTGCCTGCTTTAGCCAGAGCTTTCATGCCTTCTTTGCCATACTTTTCATAACCCTTGGCTGCACGACTCATTGTGCGCTCCTGAGCTTCTTTTACATCATATGTTTTTCCGCCAACTTCAAATTTATCTTGATGTGTTGCCTTTGCTTTTGCTAATGCGCCGGAGAATTCGTTACCTTCTTCCATTTCATCTTCTTCATCCATTTTTTCTTCTGACTCGTAACGATTCATTGCTTCCTGTGCCATACCCTGTCCTGGTATGCCGTCTTCTGGAATACCAGCCATTTGTCGTAGTTCCTTAACAATGTCTTTCATTGTATCGGGATCTTTGTCAGCAGTATCAAAATTAATATCATCTCTAGAACGATTTAGGTTTGCTTGCGGCTTAGGGGCTGTAGCCTTAGGTGTGGGCCCAGCACTGCCGGTGAATGAATCTCCCATGTCGCCTTTAAAAGGTTCAATTTTTGGTAGCTTGTTAGTTGCATCCATGCCTGGATCTACGTTAGGACCTTTAAATTGTTGAACAGGCATATTGTCAACATTTGGTGTAGGAGTTCTAATCACTGGCATAGGAGCAGGTGCTATATTTTTTGGTATTTCTAGTTTAGGTGCTGATGGATTGATTTGAGGAGGTGCATCTAAACCGCCAAGTGCATTTGGAAGATTTCTTTGTAAGAAAGTGCGCTTATCATCAACTGCGCCGCCGCCGGGCGAATATGGAGCGTTTGATGCTGCTGGTTTTTTATCTGGTGGAGTAAATGTTTTTGGTTCAACAAATGGTTTGGGACTAGGTAATGGAGGTGGCGCTTCTTTTGGGGAAGTATTTCTAGATTTATCTGGATCGCTAATCATCTCAGGTTGTCTAGGTGTAGTTGCCGCAGGTGGTTGATTAGTAATACTTTGTGTTGGCTTTTGAACACCTGGATTAGCAATATCGCTACCTGGAATTCTATACATTGACTGCGGAACAGTGTCTGTACCTGGTACTGCCGGTGGAGCATAAACTGAACCTTGCGGTTTTGTCTGTGCCTGCGGTGGACCGCCTTGTGGATACTGTAAAGCTTTTTCAGTATCAGTTGGCTTATCTGGCATATCATAACGTGCTGTTGATAATTCAGGAGCTACGCCGCCAATTGTATTTCTTTGATCTTTAGGAGTCGAATTAGCTCTAGCTTGAGCTTCTCTAGTTTTGGGACCAACAATGCCATCTGGGGAAAGACCATTTGCACGTTGGAAAGCTTTAATATCATCAACTGATTGTGCTGGTGCTTTTGGTGCTGCTGCTTTTGGTGCAGGTTCAGCTTGTGCTTGCTGAGCTTGTTGCATCTTATCAGCACGGAAGAAATCAGATGCACTATCTGGATCGCCCCAATTTACCTTGCCTTGAGGACTAACAACTTGTCCGCCTTTTGACTGATAATCACTGCCTTTAGGATTGCCAAATATACCACCTAAATCTCCCTTACCTTCAATGTCTTGAGGATTTGATGCTGGTTTTTTAGGAGCTTCTGACAGCCCAGCTAGTCGACGAATGTCGCTAATATCTTCAATTAATTCTCTTTTGCCGTTGGCCATTTTAATCTCCGTGATATACTATTTATTTCAGACCAGCTAGTCGCTTAAATGTATCAGCTATACTATTTGTTTTAGGTAAACTAGATTCTGTTAAAAATTGACGCTCTACTCTGGTGCTTTCTTTAATTCCAGCCAACTGAAGCATACGCTCCATGCTTTCGCTTTTATTGCCAGGTCCTTTAATATCTATTATACGAGCTCCGTCATCTGGCAGTGTAGTATCCACTGGAGTTTCTGTCCCAGGACTTTCTGGTTTAAACACATTAGTCTGTGCTTTAGCTGCATCAGCTGGAGACATGTTTATAGTTGCTTTATTACCTTTTGATATAATATCTGCATTTGCATCATTTGGTGCCTGTATAGACCCTTTAGCTCCAGATATATCTTCGGGTTTTTTAATCTCAGGATCGCCAGCCAGTGGTTTACCTTGAGAAGCACGTTGTTGTGCAGCCCAACTTGGTTGATCACTTACAGGAGAACCCATTGTCTTAGGAGTAATTGGAATATATTTTCCACCCTTTTCCCCTCCACCTTTTTCTCCGCTTGCACCGCTTGTTCCATTTGCACTATCACCAGGTGAACCACTACCAGCGCCAGCTGCTGAAGGTTTTGGAGAAGGATTTGATGAACCAGGCATTTTACCAAACACTTTATCTGCATCATCCTTGCTCATAGGCATAAGTTCTATATTAGCAGGTTGATCAGCTGGTTTAGTTGGATTAGTTGGTGGTGTAGGTTCATTTTTAGGTAATAATATCTGTTGTGCAACTCCCGGTTCTTTACTTGGAGGTTCTTGAAGCATGTGAAGGTCAACTGCATCAGGTGTCATTGAATCTGGTTTTGTAGGTCTATCAGGGTGTGTAGGTGTTAAGTCAACAACTGGAAGATCTATTTTAGGGCTAGTTACTGGAGGAGCAGGAATAGCTGCTGGAGTGGTTATACCAGAACCAACAGTTGAAGTATCTACCGGCTTGCTGTCAGTAGGTGCATTAACAGTTATTCCTGGATGTGAAGGAGTAATAGTATCATCCGATGGTTTCTCATTATGCTTAACAACTGTTGTCTCAGGTGTTTTAGGCATTGGTTTAGGTGGAAGTTTACCTAACGAAGTAGTAGCACTAGGTAATGTTGGAACTTCTTTAGGTAGCTCATTTTTAGCAGGTTCCTGCTTGGGTGGCTCAATTTTAGGAGCAGGTGTTGGAAGTTTACCTAAAGAGCTAGTAGCATTAGGTAATGCTGGAACTTCTTTAGGAGGCTCCTTTAATAATAAGTCTTTTGCAATACTAGTAGGCGGAGCTTTACCTAGAGAAGTAGTAGAACTGGGTAATGTTGGAACTTCTTTAGAAGGCTCAACTTTAACAGGTTCTTTAGGAGGAACCTTGCCTAACGAAGTAGTAGCACTAGGTAATGGCTGTTGCTGTTGTTGTTTTATTCTATCTTGTTCTTTCTGCCATGATGGATTTACATATGGAGATGGTTCCTTAGACATATCTTTATATTGATTTTTTGGTACTTCAGGATAAGCATCATAACTAGGATCATCTTCCGGATCAGGACGTTGTTGTTTGCTTTTACTATTTTTACTAGGTTTTGCTACTGGCTCATCGTAATCTGAATCAGAATATTCTCCAGGATACCCGCCAGTGATTGTTGATGTTATAGTTCCGCCACTGGGTAATCTTTGAATTGTTGTGCCACTTCCGACACCCACTGATGGGGAAGAACCGGCGCCTCCACCAGGTAACCCCTGCGTTTGTCCGTAGCCGCTACCACTTCCAGTTCCTTGTCTGCTTGATCCTTGACTGTTGCCTTGACCAAATCCAGTGCCGCTATTGCCCGACCCATAGCCAATGCCAGCAGATCCAGAACCTGTCCCTGTTCCATATTGTCCACTTCCTAGACCATAACCTTTACTTGGTCCATTACCTTCATCACCTATATCATTGTATCCATTATAGCCAGGCTTTTCATCACTATATCCATATCGATGTGTTCTTACCGTACCATCTGGCAATCTTTCTGTCCAAGTTCTATCGTCTTCGACTAAGCCAGATAGCTTTCTAATACGGTTTAAATCTTCATTTAATTTCTTATCCATATTACTTTCTTCCTATTCCAGCTAGATCTCTCATACGAACTAAATTTGGATTTGTTAAAGTTCCTGCAGGCATAGCGTCGGCAGTTTTTCCTGGCATCATAGCATTTTGTTTTGATATAGGAGTTGGATTAAACATAGCACTAGCAGCTTTATCAAGTGGGCCTGTGTCGCCTTGACCTGCTGGAGTTGGATCTAGTATAGTACCTAATGCACCACCTGCTACTCTAGGCAATGCTTTTGTTGCTATACTTTTTAATGTATCACCTATACTAAATTTATTAGGTTCTCTAATTTCATCTGGAGATATTTTAGGTTCAAAAGGTGCTTTGGGATTTGGTCCTACTGGATCCGGTGGTCCTAAATTAAATGGCCCTGAACTTGTAGGCGGCGCCGTTGATGGAGGTTCGATGTTAGGGGCAGGCGAAAACCCCTTGTCTGGCAGTTGAGTAAATTTGTTATCATTTGGACTAAATGAAAATTTAGGTTTTGTTAATTCAACGTCAGGAACATCTTCGCTTACATCAGACTTTTTTTTTTTACGCCCGATAACCACAACATAGTATCAAGAGCTTCGTTAGTTACTGCTTTTTCATTAACAGTGTCAGCTGAAGTTCTAGTAGCTACACGCTCACTTACACGCTCCATTGGAGTTGTTTCGCCGTCTCTGGGAGCTACCCTTGCACTGATTCTGTCCATTGCAGTATCACCACAAGCTTCGTCCATTTCTTCGCTTTCATTATCAATCATGCGAGTTAATGCTGCTCTATCTTCTGGTCCGGCGCCTGGACTTCCTGGCAGTGGTTCAGTATTAGTTGGCTGAACTGTCTGAGGAGCAAATGGACCAGTTCCTAGCTTTTGATGAATACGATCCATTGCTGACATTGGGGGCAATGGGTTACTACCACTTTGTTGAATTACTGGACCATCTTCACCTACACCGTTTACATAGTCTTCAAATTCCATCGACTCGTCTTTTGTCTTACCATACAGGTCTTTCTTCTGACCGAATGCAGCAACACGAATCTGCTTGGCATACTCTGGGCTCTGTGCCATCTGTGCAAGATCAGTTTGATAACGCTTGGCCAACTGTAATGCAATCTGCATATCCTGCTGACTGGCATTACCAAGTTCCATATCCTGGCCAATTTGACTTGCCCAATTTGCAACATCACTGTCATCCATACTGGCACGATCAGCAATAGTTCCTAGGATGCGACGTAGTAATGCACGACCATCTGCATACTTGCTGGTAGTAATAAGTCTGTCTTCACTTGGTTCATCTTTTAATACCATAAGCCAATTTGGATCTGATAATTTCTGTGCTACAGAGCCAGCTGATTCTCTGAGATTTTCCATAATATTTCCCTTATACTGTTTAAATGCCTTTGCAGCACTACCAATCCAATTGTCTAAATTCTCATTGTATGCAGTTTGTGTGAAGTATGGCTTAATATCTTCTACATCTTCCTGTTCAGCAAGTAGCTTGCCTAGATCTTCTAAATTCTCATCAAATCTAGTATTGTTGGCTAAACGATGTAAACTACGCTTGATACTTTCTTTAATTGCCTGTGCAGCAGTAATTACTTGATTTGCATCTTCACTCTCAAAAGTCTTACGACGTGTAGCACTGGCAAAGCGACGTAGATTGCTCATCTCATTGACAGCAGTGCTGATCAGCTTACCTGTACCATCATATGGATTGCCACCTCTGCCAACGTGATTAGCCATGGCCTTAGCTGCCATTACACTTTTAAATGGCAACAGGAAACGCTCACCTGATTCGTTAACAAGAAAAATACGGTCAACTCTAAGTAGTCTATTGTTTGGATTCTCATCCATACGCTCGCTATGAACAACATGCACACGCACATTGCCTACATCGCCTTCACTGACTGTACCGCGACGTGCCCATAGCACACGACTTTCGCCAATTTGGCTTTTTTCTTTATTTTGATTTGACACAAACTTTAAATCCTTATCGTTTAAGACATCTTTACTGATATCGCGAACATCTAAACCTAACATATGGCTCTTTGCAAACTTTCTAATTTCCTGTAGAAATCTATACCAACTTTGCTTTTCTTCACGGTCCATGTATTTGGTAACGTCTTGACTGAAGTATAGTTTTAGATTTTGGCCATCAATTAAACTGGCAGTAATATTTCCAAACTTAACATCATTTTCTTCGTAATCAAAACTAAAAAATTTAGCATCCGTTGGATTACTAGTAGTGGTGCTATCTTCATCACCCATAGTGATATGAGGAAAGCGATTACGCAATTTGAAAAATAAATCATTTGCTGCTGTTTCTATGCCTGACATAATAATATTTAGCTTGTTTGAGCAAAGTTGTAATAATCCATAAATATGTTTATGTGTGTTGTAGCTGCCAAATATTTTGAAGGTAAGGGATGGGTTGGGGTTAAAAACCGTGATCGTAACTACATTCCTGAGATTAGTTTTAAAAGAATACAAGGAAAAGGTGTTGAAACAATGCTTTTCTGGGACGACATTACCCAATACAGCGAAGGTTTTAATAGTGGCGGTGTTGCTATATTAAGTGCCAGCTTGATGGTAATGGATGATGAAAAAGAAATTACAAAGAGATCAAAAACTCCTAGCAAAGATGGACTTAAGATTAAGAGAGCATTAAGATATCCTAATGTTAAAGCTGCTGCTATGAGCCTAATTAAACAAAAGCTAACTGGAAACACACTTATATTTGATCGTGATACGTGTTATCTATTAGAAGGTGCGTGGAAGATTGGCGGATACGCCGATGAAGATTATGAATATGTCATTCATGAAGTGCCAAGAGATAGAACAATTACAAGAACCAATCATGGTGTTTGGTTAGACTGGGCAGGATATCAACGTGGTGTGGATGATAATCAAACTGCCAGTCGCATTAGCAGTGATAGCAGACGTAAAATTGCACAGTCTATCGTTAATAAAGCAGAGACTCCAGAAGATATTATTGATGGCATGGCAGGAACATATGTTGATAATCCACAGCTTAATGTATTACGCACAGCACATGACAAAAAGCAAATGCGAACAACAAGCCAAATTATGATTATTCCAGAAGAAAAAACATTCTTTATTCGTCCTGTACAAAGTCATATGACATTTAATTTCTGGGAGTTAAATAAACCCGAACATGATCTATGGGTTGAGATACTAAGCAATCGTGTTTTATACAAGCACTATAAAGAACATGGGGAACCACCTTTCCCCAAGATGAATCATAGTAGTTAAATTATCATAAATGGCATTGGCTCTATCATATCATCAAGTTCATCTCTGAGATTATCACTCAGGTCTGAATCATAATTTCTTAACTGTAATGCCATTCTAATTATCAACAGAGTAGACATTACAAGATCATCTGTTTCACCTATCTTAGCTTTATATGTGTTGCCTGATGCAACAAAGTTCTTAAGTTCACTGATTAAGCTTTTACTTTTTACAGTCATACGATCAGTCTCAACCCATAACTTCATCTTAGAGCAAGCTGATATCTTAGCACGATGATTTGTAGAAAATCCTTTACGATAACGTCGATTTCCTGCGCTTACACTTGCACTCATTGGCTCACTTAAAAATGATCCATTGATATGTTCTTCACCTATATCAAATATAGCATTAAGTGCTGCTTCTCCAATTGTGTTGTTTTCAATTGTATAATATAAGTTAGTTGGGTCTTGTATTTCTTCAGCAATATACTTGCAGATCTCACTCATAATTGCAACTTGACGTTGGATAATTGTTAGATTATGTTGCCATTCAGCAACTTGTTTCATTGTAGTTAGATCCCATACTTGTATAGCAGCTGGGTCGCCGCCAGTACCCAAACTAGGATCAAGGGCCACACCATATATATGATCTGGAATTGGTTTTTCATACCATCGTACCTGGCCTTGCTTTTCAACGGGGTTAACTCCTTCCATTAGAACTAATTTACTTGGAGCAATAAGTGTTTCATCATAGATAATAAACTTACATTCATGCTCACGTTTAAATCTGTCATTGCCAATACTTGCACGTTCTTGATCTGCCCAGCCGGTTGTTCTTTCAGGATGTTTATCCCATGGAAACATGATTGGGGCAAATCCATTTTTACCCAATGGCATTTCATTACCAAATTCATCAAACTTGTTATTAGCCAGTTTCCAAATTGTAGCAAATTGATCTTCGTCACTGTTGGGTGTTGAAGTAACAATTGCTTTACCACCAGTTGATAGCGTAGGACTAATTGATGTCCAAAATTCACGAGCAATAGTAGGTCTGACGAAGGCAAATTCGTCGCAGTATAGTAGTGAAATACTCATACCACGACCAGTAGTTTCAGTTGTTGTAGCACTGACAATACGTGAACCATTATCAAATTCAATACTGCCTTTGTTATAACTAGTAACACCACAACGTATATGATTAGGACAGCTTTCATACGCATAACGAATACGTTGCATAATTTCCTGTGCGCCTGTATATTTGTGAGCAGCAATTAGAATAGTGCAGTCAGGAACAAACATAGCATACCAAAGCAAGTATCCAGCAGCACAAGTAGTTTTACCCATCTGACGACCCAGCATATTAATACTGAAACGATTATTGTGATAATTCGCTACAAGTTCAATTTGATAATCAAATGGTTGAAATAATAAACGACCTCTAATAGGATGCTGTATATAGAAAAAGTGCTCTAAGAAATACATAGGGCCTGTATCTGGATCAGCAGCTTGTTCAAGCTCCAATACTTCTTCTAAAGTATAAGGCATTTTCAGATATGGTTTTTTAACTAGATCTTCTGTGTTCATTTGAATAATATTTAGTTATGAAAAATAACCGAACAATTTGTTGCATTTTTCATACGTTCTATTGTTCTAAAGTTGAGATCACTGGCTGCTATTACTTTCCCAATTGGGAAATCTCCTCTTATATTTGGAGAATCCTTACTAACATTATGTGACTTTAGCCAATTATTAAAATCATTGGAGTTATATATTTTACTTCTGGCATCATCTGCTAATATTAAAAAACTTCCAAACCAGCCATGATGTCCAGATGTATCAAAATAGTCGGGGTTATCTTCATCACCAAAACTACAAAATGTAGTTTTACCTAAAATTTCAGCATCAAAAATTACATCATACTCGCCTGCCCAAGTATGATATTGATAATCTTCTGGATTAAAATTATACCATTTGTGTGTTTTATTTGGGTCAGAATTATAACCTGGAACATTAACAAATATAGCTTTACTGGCTAACATATACTTTTGACGTATTTGATTCACACAATAACTTTCAATTTGATGTATACAGTCGTTTACTACATGTCCTAAATTATGAAATATTGGTAGATTAGTATCATTTTGTGTAATAATTTCAACGGAATTAATATTAAACTTTCTATACTGCATTAGTGTAGTAAAATAACGATGAATCTTATTACACCATTGTTGATCATAATTAAATTCTACAGGTTCCTCATCAGGCCATAAAACTCCAATTTTCTTAAAGTTATCGATAGCTGCTAATAGTTCATTATATTTTTTGTTTATAAACTCTTGATTATTTTTTTTGTTAAACGCAGACTGATGATTGGGATGATTATGCAGACTGATAATTGGCGGCAATTGATATACTTCTTTAGCACTTTGATACCAACGATTAATTGTTGGATTATCTAAGCATTGTATAGTAATCCAATAATCAATGTTCTCAAAAGTAAATTTCACAGTGAACGTGTTCGACATAAAAATATTTAGTTGACAACTATGCCAATCAATATTATTATGCTATATAGTGATAACTTAAAGTGTAAATAACAGCGATGTCAGCAACTCTAATACTCAATGCTAACTGGCAGCCCCTTAGTTGGTTACCGCTGTCGGTCATCGATTGGCAACAGGCGATCAAGCTCCAGTTTATGAACAAGATCGAAGTCATTGAATTCTATGACAACTGGGAAGTGCATAGCCCCAGCAT